ATGGCAAACAAACAAGATTTGATCGCTAAAGTAGCAGAAGCTACAGAATTGACTAAGAAAGATTCAGCAGCAGCAGTTGACGCTGTATTCGCAGCTGTAACTGAATTCCTTTCAGCTGGTGAAAAAGTTCAATTGATCGGTTTTGGTAACTTCGAAGTTCGTAAACGTGCAGCTCGTAAAGGTCGCAACCCACAAACTGGTAAAGAAATCAAAATCAAAGCTTCTAAAGTTCCAGCATTCAAAGCTGGTAAAGCTCTTAAAGAAGCAGTTAAATAATGATTTTATAAAAAGCCCGTCATATCAAGCATTTGAGCTTGTGTGACAGGCTTTTTTTGTGTATAGGGGGCAAATAAGGGGCAAAATCATAAAGAATCCAGTAAATCTAGGACATTATCATCCATCTTCTTGGTAACGTGTGTATAGATTTTATTAGTCGTTCGAGAGTCGGAGTGACCAACTCTTGCCATGATTGCTTTTAGAGGTACATTGTTTTCTGCTAGTCTACTAACAAGAGTATGTCTGAATATATGTGAAGTCAGATGTTTATCTATTGGATTTTTTAAACGTTTATTTGCTTTCTGGATTGCTAAGTTGAAAGAATTATTCTGAATCGGTATACCGTTTTTGGTAACAAAGATAAATCCAAGATCATTGAATGTTTTTCGAGTATTTTTAGAAAGTTCATTTATTGAGATAAACTCTTTTAAAATTTTAATCTCTCTCTTTGATAAGGATACGGTTCTGAAGCTTGCAGCTGTTTTAGTAGTTGTTTTAAATCCTTTTGAATACCCTACTGTTTTATCTAGAGTTCCATGGATTTTTACCGTCTTATTATCAAAATCAATATTTTCTAGTTTAATGGCAATAGCTTCACCTATTCGACAGCCATTGTATGACATAAATTCTGCAAGCAAACCTAGTCTATATGTATTATTTGTTCTGTACAATTCTTCTAATAATCTTTTTAGTTCATCCTCTTCCAAAAATTTCTTTTCTGTCTTTTCTAACTCTTCGATTGTTTTTATTTGTTTTGGAAGTTTTGCTCGTCTTGCAGGGTTGTCTTTGATGTATTCAAGATTAACTGCATAATCAAACGATAGATTTAAAATCATTTTATAGCGTTCTAGTTTTGAGCGAGAAATATCTAGATCATTCAAGAAACGCTGGATGTATTTAGTATCTATGTTTTTAACTTTAATTTCTGTATCAAATGCTTCCTTAAAATCGTTCACGCTACTAGTGAGAGAACTGATAGAACTACCTTTGATTTCTTTCTGGTAAAATGTCCACCATTCATCCAAAACGTGTTGATAAATCGCATCTGTTGATTGTATATTCTGTAAAGTTTCTTCTATACGTTCATCCAATAGTTTTTGAGCTTCTTTCTTCGCTCTGGATGATCCTGAGTCAAGTGTTACAGATACCCTCTTCAATTTTTCGGTGTATGGGTCTTTGTATCGCTCAAAAAATTTATACTTTCCATTCGGAAGTTCTTCCATCCACATTGATTTTTCCCCTTTATTTTGTTAAAATGGGTATAGAAAAGAGGGCTTTTTAATGCCATTCTTTCTATACACAGTACAACCTCACACTTTTGCTTGCAGGCGGTGTGGGGTTTTTAATAAACTAAAAGCCCTACTCATAAGAGCAGGGCTAGAATTGTCCTCTTGGGACAGTATCATTTATTTTGTCGTCAAGCGACCTTATGATTTTATTCTAACCCTAATTATAAAAAAAGTCAATAAAAATACTCGAATTTTAAAAAATATTTTTCAATGCCTCATCTATTTTATTCATAGTATCATCAGAAAGTACAATGCCATTCAAAATTGAATTACTATTTTTTGGATCATAGAGCCTCATTTTACTGATTGTTGTAACCTGATTCAACAGAACAATGCTATCTTTGTTCATATTCTGTGTTTTTTGAATAAATTTATTAGCATATTTCATTTTCTCTTTAAGTTCTGAAAGCAATATTCCATTTTCTATTTCTTCCTGTTTTATTTTATCTGCTTCAGCACTTGCAAAGTCTATATTTTTATTGATAGTTTGTAATTGTTCAAAAAAAGAATCGTCTCTATCAGAATCCGGTATTTTTTTAAGTATATCAAAAGCTTTTTTATTATCGTTGATTAACGACTCAACCATTACAGCCCTTTTATGCAATTCGTCATCTTTTTCCGAAAAACGATCATACAATTTAGTTAATTCTATAATTTTTCGATTAGCCTCATTTATCAGTAACCGAAACACTTCGTCGCCAATTGGAAATTGAAAATATTTTAAATTAGACAAATCAGTTGATTCTTTTACAGATGTTAAAGGCAATACATGAAGAAGATGGTTTGAACGTGCATCTGTTTTATTCAGAACTATCGCATAATGAAGGCCTCCATATTCTCTACCAACATTGAAACCAAAATCAGCATAAACGATACTTCCTCTTTTTAAAGCTTGAATACTTCTTGAGTTAAAAGCTTGCTCTATCTTTAAGTATTTTACCCAGTTCTCTATCCATTGTGCTATTTTATCAGATCGTTTATTATCTTCATCGTTCATTCTTTGAAGATGGTGAAGATAATCCTCCAGTTCTTGTATTACCGTTGCAGTGTAGACGGCTATTTCCTCATTTGTTCTATTACTTCCCATAATTTTTTCTCTCTCAATTTCTATATACACTGACAACTTCGCCAATAATTCGGAAGTCGGTGTCTGGTGTGATTGGCATATCCTTGTAAGCTGGGTTTAGGCTATGTAGGTATGCTTGGTCTTTATCAATCACCAGTTGCTTGATATAAGCATCACCATTGTAGTTAAACACTCCAATAACCCCGTTATTTAAGTCCACACTAGTCTGAATGAATACAAGGTCGCCGTCGTGGTAGTCAGGCTCCATGGAGTCCCCTTTGATGGGAATAACAAAATCGGCATCAACATCTACTGGCAACTCTATCCGTTCCACTCGTAAATCATTCAAATACTGCCCTGTACCTGCAGAAGCTGGGTGGTCGTAGTAGTCGTAACTATAGACCTGAATTGCTTCTGATACTTCGTTTACCTTCGTTTCTTCTTCGTTCCTCTGTCGATACATTTCGCTGTTTGCTTTTTGGCTCTCCCAAAGATCCTCAGAAGTCCGTAGTACGATTTTCTTATTATCAGTGTTTAATTTTCGAGCCGTATTTGTAATTTTTTCTAAAAGGGAGTCTGATGGTTGTGCGGTAGAAATCTTATTTTCAATAAGGTCGGATTTATTTATATTGAAATAGTTTGCCAAAAGTTCAATTTTACCAATCCGAGGATAAGTTATTCCTTTCAACCAATCGCGAACAGTGGTGTATTTTAAATCCAAGTCTGCGCATAATGTATTTCTATCTACCCCTTTTTGTTCCATGTAGAAACTCAGATTATTGGCAAAAATTTTTTTGTTTTCGATTTTCATTTCCGCTCCTCCTTATATAGTATATTTTACGGCAAAAACGCAAAAAAGTAAAGAATAAAATAAAAAAATTGCGAAAAAAACGCAAAAAAACTTGACATTGCGGTTAAACCGCAGTATAATATAATCAAGCTTAAGGAAATAACAAAAACCAAGAGCAAAAAAGAAAGGAGAAGAAAGATGAATGAACTAGAAAGAACAGCCCTCAATGAGATATTGAGGACCGTGACCTATATAGCTGAGAAGTTGGATGAAGTAGATTCTAAGATTTCTTTGAACGATTCACAAGTTCTTGGGCATCAAGAAAACTGAGTTTTAAATCCATATAGTGCAGAAAGCCGTGAAGATATTTTTTTAATGATTCTAAATCTTTGTCACTATGTTTTCTTGTGTAATGAGTTTCATCATTGCCGACAAAAACCGTAGCGGTGGCAAATGTTTTTAAACTTTGGTCATCGATATAGTTATCAATGACAGGTTTTAATAGCATTTTAGCAACTTTATCTTTATCAGCAGGATTATTAGCAATCACAAAGTCTTTAACAAAAAATTCTAGAGCTTTACGGTAGCCAATTCCTGCAATGAGATCTAATTGCTCTTGTTCTGCTTTCAGGGCTTGTAAATAAATTTCTTTACCAACGGGAGAAATTAACGTTATGTCGTCTGAAAACACTATATCACTTAATAATTCTGGTTTAACCTCTATAGGTAATACCGCGAAGGAAGTCTCTGAGTACGACCCGTCCTCACCAATTACATCAAATTCGTCGATAAAATAATGATTACATTGAAGACAGTATCGGTTAACACACAATCTATAATGTCTGTAACTTATTTCTTTCGTCCGATCGTCTATCTTTATAGGAGATGTTACTTTTTTACAAATTTTACACTTATCATCAAGATTGATATTTGTTCGATACATACCATTTGGATTTACTTCAACATACATATTCTTTTCTCCAATAATTTTATTTTAATTATACCATATTTGAAAGGGGGTGAGACAGTATGAAAGAAACAATAAAGGAATTTCTAAAATTCAGAAACCAGTTTACAAAACGAGAATGGTATGAAATTAACCAAACCGTCGAAGCTCGTTTAAATCAAAAAGCCGACCAGTTGAAACTAGACGACTTAGATTTAGAAATCATTTCTAAAAGACTAGAAAAAGTTATCTAGAAACAATGAGGTGAAAGAATGAAGCAAGAAATTGAAATCAATATGCAACATCATGACCTTGTATTGCTTGCAAGAAAAAACTACCCCATAATTCTGGTGGATGGTATTCCACTAAACGGAGTAGAGAAAATTGAATTTACACAAAATGATTTTTGGGAAAACTGTTGCGTGAAATTAATTTTTAATGAAAATGTTAAAAGCAATCCTATTCCGTACAACGATATTAATCTATTAAAAAGATTATAGACAAGTCCTGATAGGATAACCGTACGGGATGCGTTGAAAGAAAAGTATCAATAACTTTTTTACGATTAACGCCATCAAATACAGATTTATGAAGTTTGAACGACTCTTGATTTTTAGATTTTGCTAATTCATAGTGATCAATCAGAGTTTTTAAAATAACTTCATCCATTTCATCACCTCCTTTCTGCTTACATTATAGCAGAATTGCGAGGAACAAATAGAAAAATAAGGAGGTATATCCGATGAACGAAATAGGACTGATTGCAGTAACAACCGTAAACGTAACTTGCGCTTTAATAAATCTAATTTGCTTTATTAAAGACCTGATGGATTAATTTATTTTTAGAAAGATAAGGAGGTAGGAACGTGCAAAAAATGACATTAAAAACACTAAGGACACTCAAAAATTGGAGACAAAGTGATGCGGCAGAAGCTGTGAATGTATCAGTTGATACTTGGGGCCATTGGGAACGTGGGGTAACAGAACCTAGTGTCTCAAAAGCATATCAAATTGCTAGTGTTTTCGAGGTCTCAGTAGATGATATTATTTTTTTACCCGAAGTTGCGGTTTAACCGCAAAAAGATAGAAAAGGAAAAGAATGGTTGAAAATAAGCGAAGAGAAAGGAGTAAACATGAATGAACTAGAATGGTTTTACTTTGCTATCATTGTCAATACTATCATCGGTTTTGCAACATACTATGCTAGCAAAAGAGATAGGAAAAAGCGCATCAACGAGTATAAAAAAACACAAGATGATGAGCTTAAAAGAATTAGAAATAAATTTAATTTATGATTTCTTAGAGGTCTTTTGAATAAATTTTTTATTTAGATTTTGTTTGTGACTATTTGCTTTATCAGCTATTTTTAAAGCCTTGTCCAAATCAATCTCGCCTGTTAAAACTTTGTAGGAAAGATCATTCACCTTCATAAGCTCGTCAGTTTTGGCATCAAGTTGAGATACTTTTTCAAGTTCTTGCAACCGTAATTCATGAGCTTGTTTGACTTTTTCAAGTTCTAAAACATGTTGCTGTTTGAGGGTATCTATCTGATAATGAAATTCTCTTTCGAGTTTTTCAACAATATGTGAATGTTCTTTAGCTTGTTTTTCAATCTCAGCTTTATTGTTTGCCTTAGATGCAGCATACGACCATAACCCTGAGATTATTGCAAGAATGACACTAATTGCAGGTTGAATAAGAACTTGATATTCCATAAGATTTCTCCAATCATTTTATTATTTTTATTATACCAAATTTAGAAAGGAGAGCGTATGACAGACTTTAAAAATTTAGATTGTCAATTCATCTTTCAAGAATGCGAATGAGAATTATACTGCTGTTAGTAATAGCTTTATCAACGATCCTGCGCTGGATTTTACAGCGGTTGGCATCATGATGGTGGTGCTGGCCAATCACCCAAATTGGCAAGTCTATCCGGATGAGATAGCTAAAAGAAAAGGTGTTAACCGGAAGACAATCGATAAGTATTTCAAAATCTTTGAAGAGGCTGGATATTTGCGAAAAATCAGAAAAAAACCTCCTGGAAATGGAGGGAGTCATATATTCAGATTCTTTTCAGATGTAAAAATATCTGATTTCCAATTCGATATTATGAAACAGAGATTAAACTTATCTATCAAAAGGGCGTCTATGAATTATGATTCTGACATTCCAAAAAGTGAGATGTCAGAAAGTGAGATGTCAGAAAGTGAGATGTCAGATTTTGGGCACTAATAAATACTAACTAACAACAAGTATTAAATAACAATAAATATTAACTAACAACAAGTCCTACTTCTCTAAATAAATAAAAGAGAGAAATTTAAAAATTTCAATTTAGGACTTTAATTTGAAAGGAGGAATCGAAATGAATAATTTAAGTATCAGCGTCAAAATTTCTAATTCAGAGGAATTGGTAGAAGCTAGTCAAGAAGTAGCTAAAAAAGCCGAAGAATTGCAAGAAGCAATCAAACGGCTTAACAAGGTTAAGTTAAAATTAGAAACCGAGTTTCTTCATGATGATGAATGATGATCCATTGCCATTCTAGAAAGGAGAAAGATATATGCCGAGACCGAAACATTGGCCGTATGTTGCTAAAAAAAGCAAAGGAAGGCCACGATTAAGTAAATTGTCCTTACGTGACAATAAATTGATTTTGGATTCCAAAGAATTAACAGGGGTCAAAAATTATGAATTGAAAAATCTAGAATCAACGACAAGATTTTCTGAATTAAAAATTACTTTACTTGTTAAGTTGGTCTGAAATAACTTTTGGAATGACTTCTACAGAGATTTCTTTTAAAACATTCAATGAAAACGAGCCCACTTTTGAAGCTATGCTCTTAGTTTTATTCCAATTTGTATCTTGTCTAATGTTAGCAAGGAACTCGTGCGCTTCTGGAGACAAGTCAATAATAATTGCGGATAAATCGGAAGTGTAAGTTACTTCTCCAATAAAAAAACCTGCGCAATCTGCTTGACGAATGTGATAAAAAACAGTATCTACTCCATATTTATTAAATAAAGGTTCGTCCGTTTCTTCGTAGTAGATCACAACATTATCAAATGTAGATTTTGCTTCGACATCAAGCAATAGGTCACGAATACAATCAGGATTTAATTTCATCAGAATTACCTCGTTTTATTTTCATTATACCAAATTTAGAAAGGAAAAAAATAATGAAACCAAACCGATATCCGTATAGCGGAAAAATAAAAAAGCCTATCAAACAATCGATAGACTTTATGATAGACAAAGATGCTATTCTTCGAATTTTCCAATCGAAGCACCCAATATCTGATCTAGAAATAGAAAAACGTATGGCATTTTAAATGGTCCGCCGATTGAATTGGTGTGAACTTCGACATCTACTAATAAGATTGCTGTTGGATTTTTTGGATCGTATTCAGAAACTCGAAGTTCTTTTATGTTTTGAGCAATCGCAGATACGTCAGGATAATCAGAGCTATCAGGATTATAAGCTTCTCCAATGTATCGCCCTGCAGCTGTTTGGACTATCAACTTGTGACCTGTATTCTTAGCGATAATAGCTTGTGTTAGTAGAATGTCATATTTTTCTAAGTTGTTACTCATAGTGTCCCCTCCTTTCCGTTGAACTTTTGACTAAAACAGTGAGAGGTCCTAGTCAAAAGTTATTATATCAAATCAAGGAGGAATCACATCGGTCTCAAGACTGATATATAGGAGGTTGAATGGAAGATAAAATCATAGAATTAGCTGATTACTTTATCAGTGAGAACACAACATACAGAGAAGCTAAAATAGCGTGTGAGAAGCTATTAAAACAAGTTAGCCATGAGATTGAACTCAGGGCGATGGAAAGTAAAATTCCTAAACAAAAAAGCACCTAACAAGAAGTCAGGCGCTTACTAAAATAACTAACTGAATTATATCACAAAAAGAAAGGAAAATCTATGCCAAAGGCAGAAATTACTTACAAGCCAGTTGGAATAAATGAAAAAGCGACTCATGGCGATTATGAGCATATTTGTCAAATGTGGGAAGGGTTGACAGTAGCAACTCTCAAAACGTGGGCGAAAGAAATGCGCGATCATCAAGACTTTAAACAGTTCATTGACAATCCAACACATAAGTTAGTATTTATCAATTATGAAGGCTTCCGACTGTTTGTTAAATGGAAGAGCAGAAATCGTTATCGCACTAAAAAAGAAACATTACCAGAAATGTTGGAAAACTTGAAAAAAGAAAAACAATTAGGAGTTTTGACATGAAGTTACTAGACAAACTTACAAAATGGTTTTTTAACACAACCAAAATTGAAGTCAATACAGACTGGCGATTAGTCGCATTAGACTTGAACCGTGAATTGATTGAAGAACGAGAAGAAAACAGAATACTTTATCAACGTATCGCTGACCTTGAGAAACTACTAGAGGTATAGAAAATGACAGAACCAAACATTTTAAGTCAGATTTTAGGTATCTTAGCATCGGTCGTCTGCTTATTCGCTATCTTGGTCTTAATTGCAAATAGTGAACAGAAAGCACGAAGACAAAAAGAAGAACAAGAAAAACTAGATCAAGCAGTTATTGAAGTTTATCAGCAAGGGCGAAATCAATTCAATAATATCGCACGTCAAAACATTCGTAATTGCGACAGAAAATTCACGTTTGACACACAAGCGCCCGTAGGTCTTAGACCTGACTTACTAGGACTACCGCAACCAAAGGAGTAATAGAAATGAAAAAATATGAATTATTAGTAGAAGACACAATCACTTTTTTTGGAGTGCAACTTTTTAGAATTAAGGCTTTAATTTCATTTAGTGGAATTGAAAAAGGGGAAGTTGGCGGATATATTGCAAGTGAAAAAAATTTAAGTCAATCCGGCAACGCTTGGGTATACGGCGACGCTTTGGTATACGGCGACGCTAAGGTATACGGCAACGCTAAGGTATCCGGCAACGCTTGGGTATCCGACGACGCTAAGGTATCCGGCAACGCTAAGGTATCCGACAACGCTAAGGTATCCGGCAACGCTAAGGTATATGGCAACGCTAAGGTATACGGCAACGCTTGGGTATACGGCAACGCTGAGGTATATGGCAACGCTGAGGTATATGGCAACGCTTGGGTATCCGACGACGCTAAGGTATACGGCAACGCTTGGGTATATGGCAACGCTTGGGTATCCGACGACGCTAAGGTATACGGCAACGCTAAGGTATCCGGCAACGCTTGGGTATCCGACGACGCTAAGGTATACGGCAACGCTTGGGTATATGGCAACGCTTTGGTATACGGCGACGCTAAGGTATATGGCAGCGCTGATTATATTGTTTTCAAAAATACATGGTCCAGTTGTCGTTATTTCACTTACACAAAATCAAACAGAAAATGGAAAGTTGGTTGTTTTTATGGTAGTGGTGCTGAATTGATTAAAAAGGCATATAAAGATAGCAAAAAATCCGGTGATTTTTATAAAGCATATGTCGATTTTGTCGAAAAACTAGAAGAGATTGAGAATATCCACAAGGAGCAATAAACATGAACCTTTATATATGGGATTGTGGTTGTTGCGACTGCGGACATGAATTTGAAGTGATTGACAGTTACCCGCCTATCGAGTGTAAAGAGTGCGGGAGTACAGAATTAAGATGCGTATTTATCGGGAGGGAATATGATTAGCAGAGAAATGAACGCAATTGAAATTGAAGTTTTGAACCTGATTGCAAATAAAGCGAGTTTTGAAAAACCTATCTCATCAAATAGTCTACAAGGCGAGACAGGGTTGTCAAAGCGCCCACTTGAACAGGTAATCGAAAGCCTAAGGGTAAACTTTGGACACCCGATTGTGGCCAAGAAATTCAAACCGAACGGATATTATCTTCCTAAAAACGAGGAAGAAAGACAGGCAGGTCTAGCACCATACCGACGGCAAATCCTAACCGAGCAAAAGAATTTGTCCATCGTTATGGCAGTGGATTTGAACAAATACTGGAGCGCATAGAATGAAAAAAAGATATTGGCAATACGGAATGCCCGAAACACAGCGAGAATATTCATTACCACATATTACTATGGAAAATACTGAATGTGTCTTTGATGATAATTTTAGAGACGGTGCAAAAAACTTGTATTATTTCAAAAATGGCTTTGGCGCAAGTGTTATAAATCGCAGTTTTTCATACGGAGTAGAGGTTGCTGTTATTAGTGAAAAAAATAACTGGGGAATTTGCTACGATACACCGATTACTGATGATGTTATCGGATATATTAGAAATGAAAATGAATTGCTTGAAATTCTTAATAAAATTCAAGCATTAAAAAAAGGAGAATAAAATGGCGACACTATACGAACTTACTGGACAATTCCTTGATATTTATAACATGAACTTGGACGATGAAACAAAAGCAGATACGCTTGATAGCATCGACTGGCAAACAGACTACGAAAACAAGGTAGAAAACTATGTCAAAGTTATCAAGAATACCGAAGCGGATATTGAAGCACGCAAGAATGAGATCAAACGACTAACTGAATTGAACCGAGCAGACGAACGCAAAAACGAGCGCATGAAAGAAGTCTTAAAAGAAAGTATGGACTTAACCGGACATGAACGGGTGGACACTTCACTATTCAAGGTATCTTTCAGAAAATCTGAAGCCGTGGAAGTGGACGACTTACTTCTTCCGGAAAGCTATAAAGTTGCAACGTGGAAAGCTGACAAGAAGCGCTTGAAAGAAGACTTGAAAAACGGCCTTGAAATTTTGGGCGCTGAATTGGTAGAACGTAAGAATTTGAGTATCAGATAGGACTTGGAATATGAAAAAATCAGAAACATTAACAGAGTTTAGCAAGGCTTTTGCTAAAACACAAAAAGAAATGAAGCAACCATTGAAAGATGCAAACAATCCATTTTTCAAAAGTAAGTACGTTCCACTTGAAAACGTGGTAGAAGCTATCACAGAATCAGCAAGTAAGAACGGGTTATCATTTACACAATTCCCGTCAAGCGATGAACTTGGGAATGTAACGGTTGGGACACTTGTTATGCATGAGTCGGGAGAATGGATTGAATATGATCCAATCAAAATGAAACCAGTCAAAAATGACCCGCAGTCTATCGGTTCAGCTATCACTTACGCTAAACGTTACGCATTGTCAGCTATTTTTGGGATAACAAGCGACCAAGACGATGACGGCAATGAAGCAACGCAAACAAAAAAGCAACCAGCGACAAAATCAAAAAAACAAGATGAACCCGTTATCTCGGTTGAAAAAGCAAACTACTATTTGAAAGAAATTGCTAAAATTTCAACCGAAAAAGGAAAAGAAGACGGCTCAATCGTGAAATGGTTCTTGAAACATTTAGGAGTTGCAGACTATAAACAAATCAAAGAATCGCAAGTAGAACAAGCTGATATGCTTTTGAACAAACTGAAAGGAAACTAAAAATATGATGAACTCAATTTGCCTTGTCGGAAGACTTACGAAAGATGTAGATTTACGTTATACCCCGTCAAACGTGGCCGTCGCTACGTTTTCCCTTGCAGTCAATCGCACGTTTAAAAACGAAAACGGCGAACGTGAAGCTGATTTTATTAATTGCGTGATGTGGAGACAACAAGCTGAAAATCTTGCTAATTGGGCTAAAAAAGGCGCATTGATTGGAATTACTGGACGCATTCAGACACGAAGTTACGACAATCAGCAAGGTCAACGGGTTTATGTAACCGAGGTAGTTGCTGAACAATTCCAGTTGTTAGAAAGTAAAGGACAAGGCAATCAAGGACAACAAAAACAAGCACAACAACAAACGCCCGATTTTTCACGAAACGAAAACACAAACACAAATCCGCTTGAAATTTCAGACGATGATTTGCCGTTCTAAAAATGAGGGAGCGTATGACAGAATTAAGCAAAGTTGATTATATAGCTAAAGAAGATGCCATAGATTTTATGGAAAAGATGCCGGACAGTTGTATTGATTTAATCATAACAGATCCGCCTTATTTGATAAATTATAAAACAAACTACAGAAAAGAAAATCATAGATTTTCAGAAGTTATTCAAAATGACGACAATCCGGAATTGGTTAAAAAATACATAAAAGAATGTTATCGGATTTTAAAGGATAATACGGCAATTTATATGTTTTGTTCGTTTGATAAGATTGATTTTTTTAAAAAAGAAATTGAAAAATATTTCACAGTAAAAAATATCATTATATGGCGCAAAAATAACCACACGGCCGGCGACCTGGAAGCACAATTCGGAAAACAGTATGAAATGATAATACTGGCAAACAAAGGACGAAAAACATTTAATGGCGAACGTTTAACGGATGTGTGGGATTTTAAAAGAGTAAGTCATGAAAAGTTGATACACCAAAACCAAAAGCCAATCGAACTAATAAAGCGATGTATCATTAAACATTCAAATGTCGGGGATATTGTTTTCGACGGCTTCATAGGAAGTGGGACAACCGCAGTCGCATCGTTAGATACAGAAAGGCACTTCATAGGGACTGAGATTGATGATTATTATTTTGATATTGCGCAAAAAAGAATCAGTTCACACAATAGCCAGTTGAGTTTTTTTGATGAAATATAAACCGAGGGCAACTTATGGAAAAACTAATTTTAAAATTTGAACTTGACAGAAAACAGATGATTTCAGCGAATGACAGACTACACTTTCAGAAAAAAGCTAAAATCACAAAGTTTTTACGACAACTTGCGCATTATGAAGGGCGGAATACTCTAAGAGATTACTTTGGCTTACCTTTTAACGAGGAAAAGCCTTGCAAAGTGATTGTTTGGGTATTCGCCCCAACTAATCGCATATACGACCCGCCGAACTGGTCTCCAACAAGCAAAGCGCTATTAGACGGATTGACAGATGCGAAGTTTTGGACAGATGATAATTATCACGTTATCAAGTCAACGGATTTTCGACACGGCGGGAAGTCTGGAAACAAGAAATATAGAATTGAACTTGAAATATCAAGGATAACTGAAGATGAATATTAAACAACAAATGATTGAATCGCTAGAACGTTCAATCGAAAAGCAAACGCAAGAATTGAAGAATTATCTGAACCTTGCGTGAAGTCACTTGCACACTCACGAAGCGCAAAACGTGATTTTTGGAAGAAGAAAATCAAATACCACTAAAGTAAGATAAAGGAGTTAGAAGGATGAATATAGAAGAATTGATTGAGAAATACAAGGATGCTTTAAAGAGAAGTGCTCCTTTTACAATCACAAGTATTCATGGTGTTTTGGAAGATTTAAAACAACTAGACGAACCCGAAAAAGTGAAAGTATCTGAGGAAGAAGCAAAATTCCTTGAAACGTTTGATTTTGACAGAGGCTCAGATATTACAAAGGCTTTATATTATGTATCAAGAGCAGGCTGGGGACATCAAATTACAGATAATAATAATGTTGAGATGAAAGACTTGACGGAAGATGTTGTTTTTTTTGTAAAAAACAGAAAAAGATTAATAAAAGCCATACTTGACGGCTATGAGGTAGAGAAGGAAAAGCGGTATATGGTGAAGATGAAAGGCTTGAGTGAATGTTATAACTATCTCAATTATGATTCAATTGATGATGAATGGTATTTCACTGATGCTGAAAATGGATCTGCTGTGGGGACACATCACACCCGCAAGAAGTTTGAAGATGCTGGCTTTGGTGAAGTGTTTAACAGTCCATTGTTTGAAGTTGAGGAGGTGGAGTGATGAAAGAAATTATTATGGCTACATTGCCTAACAAAGAATTGAACAGATTGATAAAAATTGAATTGACGGTCCAAACAATGATTGACCGTGGACTTATTGACGAAGAGCAGTTTAATGAAATTATGGATGAAGAAGAGTGAGGAGGTCACGAATTGAAACGATTTATCGAAATTTTGATTGTGTTTTCTGTTGGACTGAATGTCTGGCAGAGTATCCACATAAAAAAACTAGAAGAAAAGCGCCCGATTCTGATCTACAAAGCAGATAATCGAGGCGCAGAAATCAAAGGCAGAGTCGTCCACAAGGAGAAGATCGGCGAACTCTACACGATCACAATACAGAACTACGGCATTTTCGTAGTTACTAAAACAAGTTATGAGTCATTGAGGATTGGAGACGAGGTGAGATTATGAGACCTAAAAAATATCCGTACTTAGGAGCTAAAAAGGCAAAGAAAACAACTAAAGAAGATAAGCAAGAGCTTGTAGTCTTTCCAAACATTGCTATCAGAAAAGATTTGCTCAAGCATGTCTACACGGTTGTCAGCTACCATTCTAGCGCTAGTATTATTTACTTCAGGATTCCTAAAATTTTTGGATACGATGAACAAAAAGCAAAAGTAAATCTAAGCTATGAGGAAACAATCAAAATACTTAATAGCTACTAAAATAAAAAAAGCCAAGGCACTCTCTGCCTCGACAACGTTTTCAATAATATTATTATACCACAAAAAGGAGATAGAGAGTGAAGGCAAAAGAGCTTTTGAGCGAGTTGCAAAACCTCGACATGGATATCCAGAGCAGAATAGACGAAATCAACGAACTTGAAGCTGGCCTGCTCTCAAGTCCTAAATGGTCCGAGGTTAAAGTTAAAGGGGGGCAATCCAGGAAGATTGACGACGTCTATGCTCAACTCATAACCATGAAGGGTGAAATCGAGAAAGACACGAATGTCATAATCAATCGGAAGATAGAACTCGGTCGTATGATCAATAAATTGGCCAATCCTAAACATCGGACAATCTTGAGGATGACTTACATCAATAAAGGTACAGCTGATAGTATTTGCTATGATTTAAAAATGAGCCGTACAACCTATTACAGATTAAAAAATGAGGCTATTTTAGCCCTGGAAGAAGTCATCTGATGTTATAGGTTCAAAATGGGACTATTTGGGACGGCACGGTTCTAAAAATCTGTTAGAATGGTAGTATCAAATGCTGCGGCAGATGATACTCCTTTATGAAAATTGAGGCTACGGCCTCTCTAGACGACGAGAAGGGTTCTGACACTCTCTTCTATTTGTTGTTCCATTTGAGAAGTGTCCTTGGTTCAATTCCAGGCGTCGTCATAAAGGCTACAAAAAAATAAAAAGCAAAGGTAACAATATACTATTGGTTCTGATAGAGGTTAGTAGTCGCCTCTCGTTAAGTCACTCATTGAGTGGCTTTTTGATTTTTCAAGAAGTGGAGGTGATGGAAAATGGGATGACTGAAAAACAAAAGATTTTTGCCGATGAGTACATCATCGAATTAAACGCAACTAAGGCTTATAAAAAGGCGTATCCGAACGTTAAGAAAGATAAAGTCGCACAAGTAAATGGTAGTAGACTGCTATCAAATGCTATGATAAAGGCCTATATAGACGAACGATTGGAACAATTAAAGTCCGAACGTGTCGCAGACCAACAAGAAGTACTTGAATTTTTAACGGCAGTCATGCGTGGAGAAATAACCGAGCCTTTATTGGTGCTTGACGGGGACGGCTATCAAAAAGTCATGGATGCTAAACCGAACGTGTCAACAAGAAAGAGTGCAGCGGTTGACCTCGGTAAGCGTTACGGCTTGTTTGTTGATAGGCAAGAAATCACTCAAAAAACAATCGACATAAAGGTTGGTGATTGGGATGATAACGAAGAATAAACCTAAAATCAATATCATTATTGATTATCCAAGCCGTGTTTTTAACAAACATATCTTTGATAAGCTATACGACTATTCAACCTTTACTGAAGTTCACTATGGTGGTGCTTCGAGTGGTAAAAGTCATGGCGTGATACAAAAGGTTGTTTTCAAATCTTGTCAAGACTGGAAGCTTCCACGCAAGGTTTTATTCTTGCGTAAAGTAGGTTCTACAGTTCACGATTCGATATTCGAGGATGTGAAGCAATGCTTGGATAGTTGGCAATTACTTGATAAATGCAAAGTAAATAATTCAGCATATCGCATTGAGCTACCAAACGGCGCACAGTTTATTTTTAAAGGGTTAGACAATCCGGAAAAAATCAAGTCAATCAAAGGCGTGTCAGATGTAGTCATGGAAGAAGCGTCAGAATTTACGCTTGATGATTACACACAGCTAACTTTGCGTTTACGGGATAAAAAGCACTTGAACAAACAGATATTCTTGATGTTTAACCCGGTATCGAAAGTTAACTGGACGTATAACGCTTTTTTTGTGAAGAAGCCTAAAAATACAGTTGTTTATCACACATCATACAAAGACAATCGCTTTTTAGATCAAGTGACTATCGAGAATATCGAGGAACTAGCAAATAGGAACGAAGCGTATTACAAAATCTATGCTTTAGGAGAGTTTGCGACACTTGACAAATTGATTTTCCCTAAGTATGAAAAACGACTGCTTAACAAGGAAGAATTGGCGCACTTGCCAGCTTATTTTGGCCTTGACTATGGTTTTATCAATGACCCGTCAGCCTTGCTTCATGTAAGGATAGACGATGAAAACAAGCGCTTATATGTCGTCGAGGAATTTGTAAGAAAAGGTTTAACAAATGACAAGATAGCCGAAGCAATCAAGGCGCTTGGATATGCTAAAGAGCAGATAAGAGCAGATAGCGCTGAAAAGAAATCAAACCAAGAATTAAGAAATCTTGGTATTCCACGAGTGATAGATGTCCAAAAGGGTGCTGGCTCGGTTATGCAAGGTATACAATACTTACTTCAGTATGAATGGATAGTTGACGAAAGGTGCGTAAAGTTGATTGAAGAACTTGAAAATTATACTTGGAAGAAAGATAGAAAGACAAACGAATACATCAATGAACCGGTAGACAGCTATAATCACTGCATAGATGCTATCAGATATGCTTTGCAAGATAGGATATATCAAACAAGAAAAGATGTAGATGTTGACAAGGCTATCAGTAAAATCAATAAGATGTTTAGGAGGTAAAGAGTGGATAAAGTAAACGAATTTGAACACGGTATAGACACGACTACGAAAGCGAGGTTTGACAGTCTATACTTTGGAACAATCGCAAACGAGCAATTCAGATATACTTCAAGTGATGAATTGTTAGGAACTGCGAACGGTAAGAAGGCTTTTAGAGATATGATTGATACTTTCTTTACTAGTCAGCAAAAACGCTTGAAAGTGCTATCTTCGTATGCTAAAGGCGACAATTACAGTATTTTGAACGGACATAGACGACTTGACAACGAGAAAGCAGATTATCGAGTCCGTCATAAATGGGGCGGATATATTTCTAGCTTTGCAACTAGCTATGTTATCGGAAATCCTGTTTCAGTCGGTATTTTAGAGGGCGCAAACAAAGAGCAGCTTGACACAATTCAAGAAATTGAGTGGAACAATGACATCAACGCATTGAACGGCGATTTAGCGCTTGACGCTTCAATCTATGGCCGTGCTTTTGAATATCACTTTAGAGATAAAGACGGAGCGGACAGAGTTGTTTCTATCAGTCCGCTTGAAATGTTTGTGATCCGTGATTTAACAGTCGAACAGAATATCATTTGCGCCGTTCATCTTCCAGTCTTTGCGGATAAAGTGAACATGACGGTTTACACTAAAGACCAAGTTATTACTTTTAAACCATTTTCTATTGGTTCGGTAAAATTGGCGGTCGATACAATCACGAAGCATGAATACAAAGATGTACCCGTTGTCGAGTGGTGGAATAACCGCTATCGCATGGGCGACTTTGAAAGCGAAATCCCGTTGATTGATGCGTACGATGCTGGACAATCAGACACGGCAAACTATATGAGCGACTTGAATGATGCGATGCTTGTTATCAAGGGTGACTTGGATGCTATCGGTGCAAGTGCTGAAAGTGTCGCTAAAATGAAAGATGCTAACACGCTACTTTTACAGACTGGAATTAGTGCAAATGGACAACAAACAAGTGCAGATGCTGGATATATCTATAAACAGTATGATGTAAACGGTACAGAAGCGTATAAGAACCGTTTAGCAAACGACATTCATCGTTTCAGTCGTATTCCTAACCTTGAAGATGACCGCTTCAATGCTACTTCATCCGGAATTGCCTTGCTTTATAAGATGATTGGCCTTGAACAAGTACGCAAAGATAAGGAAACGTTCTTTACTAAGGCTTTGCGCCGTCGTTATGAATTGATTAGTAACATTCACAAGGCTATCAATAAGCCATTGATTGAAGCTAGCAAGCTGACATTTACATTTCATCCTAACATTCCACAAGATGTATGGAATGAAATTAAAGCGTATATTGAAGCGGGCGGAGTAGTATCACAAGAAACACTCATGAACAACGCTAGCTTTACAGACTACAAGACGGAGCAAGAGCGCATTTTGAAAGAACAAGGCGCAAGCGACCATGAAATCATGCGGTTAGTAGGTGGCATGAATGAGCAAGAAAGCTGATAACCGTTTATATAACGCTGAACGTAAAGCACAAGCTGAACTAATCAAGCGTGATTTAGACCGTGATAAACTGATAACACAGTTATACCAGGAAAGCTATGACCGACTGCAAGCGCAGATAGATAAGTTTTATCTTGGTTATGCTGGGCGTGAGGGTTTAACAAAGCAAGAAGCAATGAAGCGTGCTTCTGAATTTGACGTTACGAAGTTTGCAGAAAAGGCAAGAAAAGCTGTTAAAGAGAAAGATTTCAGTCACAAGACTAATTCTTGGTTGCGAGTTTATAACTTGAAGATGAAAGTCAGCAGGCTGGAACTTTTGAAAGCTGAATTAGGGCTTGAAATTAATAATTTGACAAGTAACCTTGATGAAGTGTTTGATAAGGCACGTAGAAGTGAATATTTAGCCGAATTCAAGCGACAAGCGGGTATCTTGGGTATTTCTTCAAATGGAGCGAAAAAGCGCTTGGATTCGATTTTAGACGCTGATTTCTACGGACAATCTTTTTCTAGTCGAGTATGGGGCAAAAACGGACTCCAATCCATGCTTCAAAGAGATGTTTTCGCTTCTTTAAATCGTATCTATACAGATATGAACGGCTACCAAAAAGAGATAAAGCGTCTTGCTGAAAGGTATAACACTAGCGAATCAAGTGCTAAACGGTTGTTAAAGACCGAGATAGCAAGAATAAACGCTGACACAGACCACGCTGTCATGAAAGATAACGGCTTCACGCATATGATTTTTGTCGCAGAAAGTGGCGCTTGTGATATTTGCAAGCCGTTAGATAATACGGCAGTACCGATTGACAAGGTTGAAAAAGGCGTGAATATGTTTCCAATGCATCCGAATTGCAGATGCTCAGCGTACGGACATATTGAAATGAAGTATAAAGACGGAAGAAGTACGCTGGATGAATTTAATAAAGATTTTTAACCGTATATAACCTATACGGTTTTTATATGCGCACAAAAAAGGATAGAAAACAATGCTAAAGTTATTAAGTAAGATAAAAAATAAAATAAAAAATAAAATAATTCCAAAGCACCCTTTGTTAGTAGCACATGAAGAAATTGCGAAATCGATAGCAGAGGGATTTAAAAAAGGTATTGAAGGTGAAATTTGAAATTTCACCTTTTTTAATTGTCCAAACCGTGCTGATGACATTAAAGGCTGCATGAGTTCGGGGAGGTTGCCCGTAAAAGCGTAAAGAAAGGAGCCGAACATGGCAGAAGAACAAACACAGACGGTTGAAACACAAACACCGGAAGCAGTAGAGGAACAAGCTAGCACTCCTAAGCAAGAACCGGAAAAGACAGTATCAATCGCAGAAATGCAAAGACGACTTGAGCAAGCGGAGAAAAAGCACGCTCAGTCAACACAAGAAGCTATTGCTAAAGCTTTGGAAAAGTATAAAGCGGAAACCGAATTATCGGGCAAAGAACTCGAAGAATACCGCAGAAAAGAAGCTGAAGCAGAAAAGCAATCACTACTTGATAAAATCGCTGGACTTGAGAAAGAACAAACCAAGCGAGAATTGACAGATGAAGCTATTAAAACTCTATCAAGTCGTAAGTTGCCTGTAAATGAACGAGTGCTTGCTTTTGTCGTAAAAGACACGGCAGACGGCACACTTCAAGCTATTTCAGACTTTGAAAGCATTATTAGTGAAATCAAGTCTGAATACACACAATCAGAACCGCCCGCAGTAAGTACGGCGTTTGGTGGTTCAAAAACTCAATCAAGCGGAGAAATCTTCCGCAATTCAAGAATTATCTAAAGGAGATTTTATAAATGACAGTACAAACTTTTAACCCTTCAAAAGTCCTTGTTTCACAGAAACCAGACGGAACTCTTCACAAAGAATTTACAGACATCATCATGAAGGAAGTAGCTCAAAACTCTATCGTGATGCAACTTGGTAAGTATCACGAAATGGACGGCAAACAAGAAAAAACAGTCCACGTTCAAACTGACGGCGTTTCAGCTTACTGGGTAAATGAAACAGAAACAATCAAGACTGACAAGCCTGAAATCGTACCAGTAACGCTTCGTGCTCACAAACTCGGTATCATTCTTCTTGCTTCTCGTGAAGCGCTCAATTACACTTGGGAAAAATTCTTTGAAGACATGAAACCACAAATTGTTGAAGCGTTCTATACTAAGATTGACGAAGCCGGACTACTTGGACATGAAACACCATTTGCAAACTCAGTCACTAAGGCTGCTAAAGATGCAAACAAAGTCATTGGCGGACCAGTAACTTATGAAAACATCTTGAAACTTGAAGACAAACTTTTGGACGACGACATCGAAATCAACGCTTTTGTATCTCGTGTGTCTAACCGTTCAGCGCTTCGTGATGCTCGTGACGGCGATAAGAAAACAATCTTTGACAAGGACACTAACAAACTTGACGGAACTGTTGTCGTTGACATGAAATCTAAACAATTCAAGAAAGGTGATTTAATTGCTGGGGACTTCGATAACCTTATCTATGGTGTCCCTTATAACATCAACTACAAGATTTCTGAAGAAGGCCAAATCACGACTGTTAAGAATGCAGATGGAACTCCAGTAAACCTATTTGAACAAGAAATGATTGCTATCCGTTGCACAATGGACATCGCAGTTATGATCACTAAGACAAACGCATTTGCTAAGTTGACAGACGCTGCAAACGTTTAGAAAGGAGCTTGTAAATGGCTTACATTGTAACAACAAATATCGTTGATACCAAAGACAACAATCGACTGTACGAGAAAGGCGAGGTTTTCCCTCGTCTTGACTTGAATGTGTCAGATGCTCGCATTAGAACGCTTTTGAAAAAAGGCGTTATCGAATCAGACGGGGCGCAAGGTGACATTGTTTTGCCTAAAGATGAACCTGTTGAAGAAATCGAAGAAGAAGCAGGGGAATAATCATGGATGATGCCCAACTTGCAAAAATCAAGCGTCGGTTGGGTATTGACCTTGCCGACACAAAAGAAAATGACTTGTTAAAAGATTTAGTTGAAGATGCTGAAAGCTACTTCAAATCACTTACTGGTTCAGTATATATTGACAGTAAGTATAATTTTATGATTGAAAACGTTGTTTATAAACTCTATGGACGTAAAGGTTCAGAAAGTGTATCGAGTGAAACGGTTGATGGATATTCAGTAACCTATCAAGACTTTGACAACCTATTCAAGCCTTACATGGCTATCTTGAATAAGGATTTTGGCCTTGACGGTTCACAACGCCAACGCGGAAAGGCAATCTTTCTATGAAAACTCCGCACAGAATTACGCTCGTAAGAGGGAAAGGCGTTGCGAAGTACAATCCGGAAACGGATAGCTATGACAACCAGGATGAACAATCCGAAGTTGTACCATGTTTTGTGAATTTCATTCAAAAAGCAAAGGTTTTCGAGTTATACGGAAATCGTTCCGATGTCGTCATGATATGCAGATTTCAGCAAGAGCAAGAACCGTTCTTGTATGCAATCTATGACGGGTTCAGATATGAACAGATTGATAGCGTAGAAGCCTCAAAATGCTCTGTACGGCTCAAAAGGACGGTTAAGGTATAAATGGGCGTAAATATTGAATGGCATGGCTTAGAGAAGCTAACAAGCACGATATACAACGCACACCCTAAAGCAGTAGAACAATCTATCCAAGTATTGAAAAACAATGCTGAAAAAGGAAAGAAAACTGCTCGTGATTTAGCGCCTAAAGATACCGGCTTTTTGAAAGACCATATCAACGTAACTTATCACGGTATGGAAGCATGGATAACGGGTAGTGCAGCATATACGGGTTATCAAGAATACGGCACACGCTACATGGCCGGTAAACCACACTTCAGACCAATGTTAGAGCAAATTACACCAGAATTTCAAAGAGATATGACAAACGTTATGAAAGGAGCGTTTAGATGACACCTAATCATGATTTATTCAGAAAGATATTTGCTATCAGCGATGCAAGGGTTGACACATACGATTATTTGCCCGAAGCTGATACAAAATATCCGTTTGTCTATATCGGAGAGAATAACGGTTCAGATACGCCTAACAACGACTTAATCGGTACGGCACGACAAACAGTCCATATTTACGGAATACGAGCGGATGGAGCCAAAATAGACAACATTTCAGCCTATCTTGAAAATGTATTGAAACATTTGAAAGACGGGTATGAGTATAACTTCAATCACAGAAACACAGAAAAACAAGTCATCGCAGATAATACAGATGTCCAGCCGTTACTTCATATCGTGCTGGACTTTACTTTCAATTACACAAAAAAGGAGAAATAAATAAATGGCAGATTTAATTTTGGGGAAAGACGTCATCGCTTTTTTCCGTCGCTACGCAGACCGTACAAAACAAGATGCGGGCAAAGTACGCTTTCAATCTGAACTTTCTATCAAGCAAGAAAAGAACGTAGAGAGCACTAAAACAAAAGACGGAGTCGTTAACTCTATTTCAGACGGAGAAACAAGCGGAGAGTTCAAATCGCTTGCTTACCGTGAAGACGGCGACACAGTGAATATGTGGAAAGAAATGCGTAAATGGTTCAAGGCAAACGATAAAATCGAATGCTGGATTGTTGATCTTGGAAGCAAGAAAAACGTTGGTGGAGTTGACAAGTATGATGTTGAATACTATCAAGGTTATTTCAAAAACTTTGAATTGTCAGCACCTTCAGATGATAAGGTTGAATTATCTTATGAAGTCGCTATTGACGGAAACGGTATCTTGCATACTGACAAATTGACTGAAACACAAAAACAAGCAGTCGAAAGCGCACAATACAACTACCACACACTCGAGAAAGAAACAGACGGAGCAGGCGTTCCGGTTTAATAGTGGTATTTACAAGGGCAATTCATTTGCCCTTTATTTTTTTACTTAAAAGGAGAAAACAGATGATTTTAAAAATTGGAGAACGTGATTACACTTTACGCTTTGGACTTGGATTTTTGCGAGAAATGAATAAACTTCATTCCGCTGAATTGGAAGGAATGAAAACAGGCTACGGTGCAATGACTTTGTTTAACGCTGGACAAGCGCTTAATGATCCAATGGCCTTTGTAGATATTATCAAGGCCGGAACAGTAACCGAGAACCAAAAACCAAGCAATGAAGCGATTGAAAAATATCTTGAAGACTTGATTTTAAATGATGAGTACGACAAGACTATTAACGAAATTGTGGCAGAGTTAAAAGCATCGCCCCTACTCAAAAAAGCAATGAACCTAGTCGAGTAAGGGAGAATCAAGGTTCAGATTTTGGCTATGACGAAGCGATAGCCTTGCTCATAGCTAGACACAATATGACGTTTCAAGAAGCATCACGAACCACGCTAGAAGAATTTGAAATCTATAACACTGCTTACCTTATCCAACAGGAAGATAGACGGTATAATTCAGCAATTCAAGCGTGGTTTAACCAAACGGTTCAAGCAACTAAAGGTAAAGGCAAAAGCGCAAAATCAGCGTATAGGACATTTGACGATTTTTACAATCATAAAGACGAGTTTGACAAGATTTTCAAGAAAGATGATGTCGGACAAGTCAAACAAAAGAAAATGAGCCTTGCTGATAGAAACAGAAGGCTCAATCAATCATTGAAAGAAAGGGGGTAACTAATGGGTTTAATGGGAACGAGTTTTGATGTTACTGCTATCTTGAAAGCTAATGTAAAACCATTCAATAGTGGGATGAAAGAAGCACAAATGACTTTGCAAAGTTTAAAAAATCAGACTGGAACGACACTTGATAAACTAAGCGGAAGTCTTTCGGCAGTCGGTACTGCTTCTATGAAAATAGGTGCTGGCTTAACAGCGGGTCTTACAACTCCAGTTGTTGGTGCTATTGGTGGTATCGTTAAATCGTTTGCAGATTTAGAACAAAACTTGGGTGGTACTGAGGTAGTATTCGGTAGTTTTGCCAAGACAGTGCAGAATGACGCTCAAACCGCTTATAAAAACATGGGTCTATCGGCGTCTGATTATATGGCAACTGCAAACAAGATGGCATCTCTATTTCAGGGTTCAGGTATTAGCCAACAGAAATCACTAGATTTGACATCACAAGCCATGCAAAGGGCTGCTGACGTAGCATCAGTTATGGGTATTGACACGAGCATGGCTATGGAGTCTATTGCGGGAGCGGCCAAGGGTAACTTCACAATGATGGACAATCTTGGTGTTGCTATGAATGCTACGACTCTTGAAGCCTATGCTTTAGAAAAAGGTCTGAATTTCAAATGGGAAACGGCAAGCAACGCTGAAAAAGCAGAATTGGCTATGCAGATGTTTATGGATAGGACTAAGCAATTTGACGGAAATTTCTTGAAAGAGTCAGAAAAGACAGTTTCAGGTTCTTTAGGTGCTATGAAAAGTGCATTCCAGAACTTCGTGGCAGGTCTTGGAAATCCAGAAGCAGACATTAAGCAATTGATGGCCAATCTTAAAACGACCATCGAAAATTTCGCTAAAAATGTGAAAACGGTTCTTTTGACAATATGGGATAACTTACCACTTGAGCCGTGGCAGAAATGGCTAGGACTTATCGCAGTATCGGCTGGCCCCGCTTTAATTGCAATAGGTGGCGTGATTTCAGTTATTGGTAAGTTAGTAGGTACTATCAGCTTTATAGCTGGCGCAGTATCTAAGGTTTCAGCATGGTTTACATTGCTAAACTCAGGCGGTAGCGCATTAAGTGTAACGTTCGCTAAAATCGTGGGCGTTGTATCTTCACTAGGCGCACCATTCCTTGTTGTTATCGCAGTGATAGCAAGTTTGATTGCCATCTTAGTCGGTGTATATAACACTAGTGAAGAATTTAGAAATAAAGTCAACTCAGCATTTGAAGCGGTAAGAAGTACGGTTACAAGTGCTATTCAGGAAGTTGTTTCATTCGTTATGGAGCTTTTCGGTACGTTGATTTCTTGGTGGAACGAAAACCACGCATTATTTGAGCAAACGGCTACGACTGTTTGGAATGCTATTAAAACAGTAGTTGAAACAGTAACTAATTTTTTAGCACCGTTTATCGAAGCGACATGGAACAATATCGTATCGGTTGTATCGGCTGCATGGGATATTTTGAAAGTTGTCATTGAAACAGCATTAAATATTATTCTCGGAATTATTAAAGTTGTTATGCAGTTGATCAATGGCGACTGGTCTGGTGCATGGGAAACAATCAAAGAAACTGTCGGAAAAGTTTGGGACGGCATCAAGAAAATCATTGATATAGCTATCAATAGCGTGTGGAACGTTATTCAGACAGGCTGGGAAGGTATCAAAAACATTGTTAGTGCAACACTTGAATTTATTAAATCGCTTGTTCAGTCCGGCTGGAATCGTGTTTTAAGCATCATTACAAGCATTGGAGCTTTTATTATTTCAGCGGTCAAAACTGCTTTCAATAATGCAGTAGCAGGCGCTAGAAACTTCATCAGTAACGCTTATAATGTCGGAAAAAACCTTATTTTAGGATTTGTCAACGGTGTCAAAAACGCTGCGAGTGCTTTGATTAACTCAGTTACAAACGTAGTAAGCGGCGCTATTAACGGTGCTAAACGTTTACTTGGTATTCACTCGCCTTCACGAGTTTTCAGACAGTTCGGGGAATACACGGACGAAGGTTTCATCATCGGGGTTAACAACCGAGCCGGCGCAGTCATGAAATCAGTCGGAAACATGGCACAAGGGGCGATTAATGCGTTTACTGGTAAAGATTTAGCTGGAAACTTGCAAAGTGAACTAGGCGCAGTAGATGGCGAACTAGGGCGCTTGTCAGGATATAATACATCCGTTGACTTCAACGGCGGTACAATCACAGTCGGACAACAATCTGCAAACATCATTCTTAAAATGGGTAACACGACTTATAGAGCATTTACCGAAGACATTACAAGCGCTCAAGAAATGGAATTGACCTTGGCTACTAATTACTAGAAAGGAGAAACTATGTATGGATATTCAAAACTAGAAAAACATAACGAAAAAGTGGCTTTCGAGCCAAGTGATAATATGTCAATTAACGGCGTTACACTAGATAGAGTTGCGGACGGGTATAGACAATTAACGGTTACTGGTAGAGGTCTAGTAGCCCAATCCGTCAAAACAACTTCAATTGCTGGACGGCGTGGCGTTTGGGTTGAAGATATTTCAGAACCTGAACGAGTGCTAGAAATCAAATATCAACTTACAGCTGACTCAAGCGCTGAATTAAGAGAGAAATTTTTTGCTTTAAATAAATTTCTACGACAAACACAAATAAGCGATGGGATGCTTGAAGTATCATTCAAAGATGAACCTGATTATTATTACTACGCTGTTTTTAACGGCGCAGATGCTATCGAAGAAAACGCACTAACAGTAGTTAGTCGTTTTTCTTTGTTAGTTCCTGACGGATTCAAGAAAACACGAGAGAAGACATCAACAGGAAAAATTTCAATAAGTAGTAGTCTTATAGTAACGCCCGTATCTATCACAGTTACAACAAGCAAACCAACAAATGAAGTTAAAATCACAAATGGCAGGCAGACAATATCATTTACTGGTGCTTATGATGCAAATCAAGATATTGTGATTGAGTTCGAACAAGATGAAGTGAAAGCGACTTATAAAAACCGTAGCATTTTAAGTGAACTTGATTTGTTTAGTGATTTAGAGAATTTCAAAGTTTCAAATTTTGATAATATCACGGCTACGAATTCGACGATAAAAGAAGTAGTTTGGAGAGATGAACGACTATGATATATTTATTTGATAAAGACGAGAAACTAATAAAAATCGTCAAAAAAGAAGCTATCAAGACTGCTCTTCAAAAATTCGCTTTAACCACTGAGAAATACGTATCTGACAGGCTCACAGTTGAGATGAAAGAGTTGAGCAAGAAAGAATTTGATGCAGTCGAGTATATGGCTATTCAGTCAATCGAAGATGCACACACTTTCCATTATTTTTATATTGCTCAAAAATTCTCAGAAAATCTCACTACTTTAATCGGCGTTCAGTCAGGTATTGAAGAATTAAGAAAATCCGTTGTTTTAGACAAAAGACCTCATAATACATTTGCTAGACCTATTATTGATGAACTACTTGCTGGTACTAACTGGCAAGCACGTTTTGTTAGTGAAACAAGTCAGCGTTCAACAAACTTTTACTACATTTCAACATTTGAAGCCTTGAAAAAGGTTTGTCAAGTTTGGAATTTAGAAATGCAATTTTTCGTTGAAGTTAACGGAAATAAAATAGGCGCACGCTATATTGATTTTAAGGAGAAAATCGGTGAAGCGACTGGCAAGCGTGTAGTTTATGGGCATAATGCCTTACAAATCTTGCAAGAAGTAGAACGTACCAATCTATTTACTGCTTTAATTGGACGAGGCAAGGGCGAAGAACTTAGCGCACCAAGTGAAGAAAACAACCACGGTACTTTTGGGCGCAGAATTACATTCGAGGACGTTGTTTGGGAAACTAAAAAAGGCAATCCAGTAGATAAACCAAAAGGTCAGAAATATGTTGAACTTCCTGAAATGACGAAGCGCTACGGTATTAAGAACTCAGACGGTTCAATGCGTGCAAAAGTAGGCTTTGCAGTCTTTGAAGATGAAGAAGATAAAAACGCATTGATTAGGCGTACTTATGATGAATTAGTGAGCGCATCGAGACCACAATTGACTTTGAAAACTTCAACCGTTTATCTGAAAGGCGTTAAAATTGGCGATACTATCCGAGTTGTACGACACGATAAGAAGCTAGATTATGACACCCGTATCTTTGAAATCACGTTTAACCGTTTAAACAACGAGTCAAGTGATATTAAATTGGGCGATAGAATTTCAGAAAGCAATGAAGCTAAAATCCAAAATATCGCTAGTCAGAAAGTGGATGAACTTGTTTCAAGTGGCTTTAATAATATCATCTCTAAACTTCCTGAATTTCTTCCAAGCCCTGAAGGTTTCAATAATAACTGGTACGGCAAGGACGACCCGACAAAGAAATATGTCGGAAAAGTGCTAGTTAATGATATATGGTTCAAGCCTGATCCTGAACACGAAGGACAGACAATTCTATTGCGTTGGACGGGTGAAGTTTGGCAAGAAATCATACGAAGCAACAGCGATCAAGCAATTATTGATGAAATCAGCAAGCGTTTTGAAAACCTCAATCTTTCGGGCGTTGACGAAGCTAAAGCAAAATCAGAAGAAGCCTTGAAGAAAGCTGGTGCGGGTGAAGATTTAGCGAAAGAAGCGAAGAAAATTGCAGACGAAAATGTCAGAAATTTAAACACATTCAAGGCAACGGCAGAAAGGGCGCAAACACAATTAAATCAAGACGTTACGAATTTTAAAAATGAATATGGCTCTAAAATGCTTGAAGTTAATCAAACTACAGATGGCATTAAAACAAAAATTGGAGAAATAACATCATTCATTGATAAGGACGGCCAACGTCAAGAAGAATTGAAGCGATACGCTAGAGAAGAAACGGCCAAGCAAACGAGCGTTATTCGTGAAACGTTATCAAGAGATTATGTTTCAAAAAGCACCTTTACAGAAACCGTTGAAGGTACGAATCAACGTTTTGAAGCACTCACAAGAGAAAATGAAGCCAAGTTAGCCGATTACAAGCAAGGGATTGATGGACGGTTCACGAGCCTAGCTAGTCAAATTGCTGGCAAGGTCAATGAAGCAGACTTCCAACGTGTTAAAGAAACGGCTCAACTCTATGAGCGCATTTTGGGTGGCGCAGAAAACGATGTATCAAACAATGTTTCACGCTTGGTTATGACTAACGAGATTTTTCAGACGGAAGTTGGGAAGTATGTCACAGATGATAATAACTTGATTGTCAATTCAATGACCATGGACAAAAATACACTTGTCGGAAACAACAATCCTAAAGCAAACGTATCTGTTAATGAGGGTGTTTTTTCAATCAAGGCGCAAGGACTTACTGGTTATAACTGGACAGGGTTTACACTCCCAATTTACGTAAAAAAAATCTATCACGGCGAGACTTACACACTCGGTTTTAAATATCGCATCAGGGAATATCCAGACAGCACGTTTGCGTTTAACGTCAAAAACCACGGTTTGAATAAATCCTTGCTATCATCTGACATCGGCAAAGATAGGCCGGCATTAAACAAGTGGCAAGAGTTCCAAAAAACTTTTACCGTCCAGGAAGATTTTGAGTTTGGTGAAGATTATAACTATCCGTTCTATATCTTTTTAGCTAAGAATGGCTGGATTGAATTTAAAGAGCCTATTTTGGTTCGTGGTTCAAAGACTGGACCGTATAAACCAAGTCAATTTGACGAAGCCTATCGAGGTATCGAAGCGGCACGCACACAAGTAACACAACTTTCTAATTCGTGGGCAGTCAAGGCTTTAAATAGCGCCGGCGATATTCTCGGACAGTTAAATCTAAACAAAGATGGTTCTGTCCGCATTAACGATGCACTCGTTGCCGTGGGAGATAAAACCTATATTCAAGACGGCGTGATTAAAAAATCGATGATAGGCAACGCTCAAATTGGTACGGCTCATATCGGAGAGATTGATGCAAGCCAAGCTAGAATTATCAATATTTCAGCCAAGAACATTGTCGCAGACGGTTTGACAGCAAACATTATCAAAGGCGGTAAATTATCATCTTTGAACGGTGTGACGGATTTTGACTTACAGACTGGCTGGATTGATATGAACGGTCACGGTGTAGGTATTAAAAACAAATTTCCGGGACGACCGTTGCAGTATCTTACATTCGGGGCTGGTACTATCAACGGAGTTTACGGTACTTACACGGCTCTACTGAGTAACCGAAATGGTTTGCAAAAAATGGATAGCACTTCAGCAGGTATTCAAATTTGGAATGGACGAACAGGAGACAAAGTTGAAACGGCTATAACGTTCTATGGAAAAAATATGGACTTCATACAGAGCGGACAGGCTGGAGTAAATTCTTTATCAATCAATGCTGTCAATCGTCAAATAAACGGGGTTGAAGAAATTGTTATAAAAGGGGCTTTATTAAGCAAAGTTCTTGATGATATTTATGATAATTTTAGAAACCTTGGAGCAGTAGCTGGCAATTATAGCCGTGGTTATTATAGCCAATGGCATTAAAAATAGAAAGGTAGAACATGAACACACAAGACAAAGTTATTAACGACTTAGCAATTCAACTTGCTAATAAAACAATCGAATGCGCCAATTATAAGGCGCTTTATGAAGAAGCGCAAGCACAACTCCAACAATTACAAGCAGAGGCGCAAAAAGAAACAGAAAAAGAGGAACAATAATATATGACATTTACAGTTATCAACAAATACTTACAAGAAAACAACCGCACTTTCGTTGCAATTCGCCAAGATGCACCATACACCGCATTTGACCGTGTCTTGATTGGCAATCGTGTGAATGAATCAGACGAAGTTCTTATCCAAGCGGTACTCGGTCAAGTCGCTACTGAATTAAATCCAGCGGACGGCGTGAAGAAACTTCAAGAAGACTTGCAAACACAAGCGCAAGACTACGAAGTAAAACTTGCTGAGAAAGATGCTAAAATCGCAGAAGTGAAAGCCGTCGCTGATTGGGCGGTGTTGGCTCGTGTTACTGACACAGACAATCCGCTAGACCCGACAGTCTTTAAACGTGGACTTGAACTTGTCGAACTCGGAAAAACTGGCAAGACTTACAAATCACAAGAAATCTTCACACTTGAAAATCCTAACCATGTCGAAAAATTCCAAGAAGGAAAACGTGTCATGATTCAAGTCAATGAGCCTTTCACTTATCAAGGCGAAACACTCGAACAACTTGCAACGCTTGAACAAAATGGCAAGCTGGGCATTTGGAAGTGGACGGAGCCAAAACAAGACACACACGCTAACGAGTTAAACACACAGCCCGTTCAATAGACCACTATTTAGAAAAGGGGTGGTTTAATTGGAATTTATAACTTTACTTGATAAACTCACGCCCGTTTTAATTGTGATTATTCCAAGTTATTTCTCGTTCAAAAGTACGCAAAACACAAAAGAAACTGAAAAGCAAATCAACGTTCTATCAGATAAAATCGGGGACCTTGAAAAATCAGTTCACGCAGTCGAGGAAATTGGGAAAGATAACAATAAAAATCTTTCGCTAATCGGAAAAGGCTTGCAACGGTTACAGCGTTTTCGATTGCAAGAAAACTTGAAAAAATCAATACGACGTGGAAATACAAGTCAGCATGAAATCGAAGAACTTTCACGACTTTATGAAAGCTACGTTGAATTAGGCGGAAACGGTGCTATAAAAATATTGTTTGAGAAATTTCTCAAACTAGAAATCAAAGAGGAGAATGATGATGATGATGAATAAAATCAACTGGAAATTACGTTTGCAAAACAAAGTAACTCTTATCGCTCTTTTGGGAGCGGTATTCCTTATGTCTCAACAATTCGGATTTGAAATTCCACAAAATATTCAAAACGGAGTGAATACATTTGTTTATATTCTTGTTTTGTTAGGAGTGGTTACTGATCCAACGACTGCTGGCATCACAGATAGCGACAGAGCGCTTGAATATCACGAACCAAGACAAGACTAGAAAAAGGAAGCCATAAGGCTTCCTTTTTATTTTGTATGAAAGGGGGCAACCTTTGAAGAAAATTATTAAACGGCAAGCGGGCGTTTGCGTTGACGTTCGGGATAGTTTAAATAGAGTCAAAGAAGAATTTTACAGTCACGATAAGAACAACGCTTATATTGAATTAAGGTTAAACGGTCTAAACGCTGAAAAAGTTATCGTTTTATTTAAATTTAAAACAACTAATCGGCTTTTGGAAGTTGCGGGAACGGTCGAGAATAACCTTGTATCTATTCCATTCGATACAGCTTTAATCACGACAGATGAAATCGTTGATGGGTTCGTTTACGCTGAGAAAGTCGTACAATCGGCTGATATTTTGAAATTCTCGTTTGGCGTGCGTGTGTCAGAAATCGACAAACATAGCGAATTGCCAATCATCGAGAAAGACACAAAACGCATTGTGGCATTAACGGACATTGTAACGAAAGCTGAATTAGAAGAAGCTATAAAAAATATTCACGTTGAAGGTGCAACGTTTGACGATTCGGAGATTATTCGACGTTTACAAGCGCTTGAAACGAAACCGGAAATCGACACAAGCGGTTTTGCTACGAAGGAAGAACTGCACAATATCTCGTTAACGCCTGGACCAAAAGGCGACAAGGGAGAAACTGGCGAACGTGGACCAATAGGACCACAAGGACCGCAAGGATTGACCGGTCAACAAGGTTTACAAGGTATTCAAGGACCTATTGGACCTAAAGGAGAAACCGGAGAGCGTGGACCACAAGGTGCAACAGGCGATACTGGACCAAGAGGGGCAGACGGTTTACAAGGGGAGCGTGGGCAAGACGGACAACCTGGACCGGCTGGACCGCAAGGCCCTATTGGGTTAACTGGTCCAAAAGGTGCTGATGGTGTGGGTATTCCTCAAAAGTTGACTTTATCAGGAAACACCCTCATCTTATCCGATGGCGGTGGAAACGTAACCCTACCAACTGCTACTGGCCCGAATAACCAGGTCAATCAGTATGAAATCCACGGCACTGGTATGCCAAACAGAAAGGTTATTGCTCCGGTCGGTACGACTTACGTCGATACGGCGGTTACAAACGGCGCTTTAAAATGGATAAAGCGAACCGGAAATGGTAACGAAGGCTGGGAAGTTTTGACTGGTGATACTGGTTGGAGAACTCTTCCTATTGTTTCAAAACTAGGCTCATCATATTTAAAAGTACGACGTAAAAATGACACGGTTACATACCAGTTTGGCGGGCTCACTTGGGGCTGGTTTGGTATTGTTCGTCGAGGTGGCCCTGGGTATCAAGTCCAACCTTCAGACCGTGAGCGTAACTGCTTCATCTCAGGCTTGGGCGGTGTTCCTTATGGCTTCCGCTCTGAAGCATCACTAATCGGCGGAATTTACAACGATAGGGGAGTGTCCTACGGTACGTGGTATTTAGGCGGGCAAGGAGATAGTAATATGTTACGCTTCCAGTTTACTGATCCAGTACCTACTGACCGAGACATTGGAGATATACGGGTAAGTTCTATCTCGTACTTAACAAGCGACCCGTGGCCTACAACGTTGCCATAAAATGAAAGGAAAATAAAAATGGTAAAAATTATCAATACAAATGTATTCAATGGAATTGCGGGCGCTCGTCCTACTGAAAAGCCAAAATACTATATCATGCACAATGATGCTGGAAGTATGTCAGCAGAAAGCTATGTAGATTGGCTTCAATCTCGATATGACAACGGGCAATCGGAACTTGGTTTTGCGCATTATTACATTACCAAAGACGCAATCGCACGAGTGGAAAATACTTATAACGGAACGTGGAGCGCTGCGAATTATGACGCTAACATGAACTCAATTAGCTATGAAGTTTGTCAGCAATTCAGCACGAGCGATGCTGATTTCATCGAAAATGAAAACATGGTATTGCGACAAATGGCGGAAGATATGACCTATTACGGCGATACTCCGAATTATAGCAATATCAAATTCCATAATGAGTTTTCAAGTACTTCATGTCCGGCTCGTTCTTTAGCACTTCATGGTGGATATAATGACACTTTGAGAGATTACGTTATCGCTAAAATCAAGTATTATCAAAGTTTAGGTTCAACCGTCCAAGAAATGCTTGCAAGCGACGGACAAGAGGGTTGGAAGAAAAATTCTAGTGGTTGGTGGTATGTCAATTCAGATGGCACTTATCCGAAAAACAAGTGGCAAAAAATCAACGGCGTGTATTACTTCTTCGACCAAAACGGTTACATGAAAGCCAACGCATGGCACAAGCATTCTGACGGACATTGGTACTACTTACTACCAAACGGCGCAATGGCTACTGGTTGGATTTTAGTCAGCAATAAATGGTATTACTTCGACAAAGACGGCGCAATGAAAACTGGCTGGGTTAAGTATAAGGATGTATGGTACTTCCTCGACTATCAGCAAGGCGCTATGGTGTCGAATGCATTCGTCAAGTCTATTGACGGTAAAGGCTGGTACTACCTAAAATCTGACGGATCACTAGCTGAAAAGCTAGAATTTACGGTAGAGCCTAACGGCTTAATTACGACAAAATAAAAATAGAAAGAAATCAAAATTTAATTACACTTGACCGCTGGCGTTTGCTGGCGGTTTTTTTATTTGCTCTGAAAAGGGGCAAATAAGGGGCAAAAGGTGTAAACTTTTATATTTTTATGGTAAAAATTATATGTAGTTTATTTCTTATTTATGCTTATTTTATAAGGTTTCTTTCTATTATATACTTATGAAATATTGTCGGCTCTTAAAGAAGCAGTTAAATAATGATTTTATAAAAAACCTATTAATCAAGCGTCAAGCTTGGTTAGTAGGTTTTTTTGTTTTATAGAGGACTTGTTACGAAAGTAGAAGTAAAAATTAGAATTTGGACTATTATAAGCTATAAAAAAATTAAAGCTTGAAAAATAAAAGAAACAAAAAAACAACTCCGATTCGAAGTTATTTTCGTTTAACCGTATACAAGTGATACGATTGATTATTTGAGACCGTATTTTTTGTTGAAACGATCCACGCGTCCATCTGCTTGAGT